CTGGAACTGGAACTGGAACTGGAACTGGAACTGGAACTGGAACTGGAACTGGAACTGGAACTGGAACTGGAACTGGAACTGGAACTGGAACTGGAACTGGAACTGGAACTGGAACTGGAACTGAAACAGCTACTGGAACAGCTACGTTCCCCTATGTTCCCCCTATCATAACCCCCACACCAACAGCCACTTCCACGGCTTCTGGTGTCGCCACGTCGAGCCAAAGAAAACCTGTTGTTCCGATAGATTGGGACGTGGACACAAGTACCAAAAGGAGATCTACTCCTACCAGCGACTACGTCCCGTTTGGTGGCTACGCCTTCCAGACGTTTGACCAGACGCCATTTTCCACCTTGTCGTACCCAACCCAACCCCAGAACAAGGCCTCGGCATCCCCCTTTCAAAACGCCTACGGCGCGTATCAGAACCCTGCGCAAACTCAGACGCAGCCGTATCAGAGTGGCCCTACGGTGGAGGAGCTGTACTCCCTGTTCGGAAAGGATTGGGAAAGGTAGCTAGAAAGAGAAAGAAGACCTCAGATGAATATCCTCTTTGTTCACCAGAGTTTCCCCTCCCAATTCAAGGCACTAGCTCCAGCCCTTGTTCAACGTGGCCACAACGTAGTCGCGTTGCTCTCAAGGTCCTTGGGCTCCGAGTGCTGGGAAGGTGTCAGGCTTGTAGAGTACCAGAAGGCCCGTGAAGTTACCCCCGGGATTCACCCATGGGTGTCTGACCTCGAAGACAAGGCTATCCGTGGGGAAGCCTGCTTTCGGGCTGCGATGAAACTTAAGTCCGAGGGTTTTTACCCCGATGTCATCATTGCGCACCCGGGATGGGGAGAATCCCTGTTTCTTATCGAGGCATGGCCAAGAGCCAAGCTAGGCATCCACTGCGAATTCCATAACCCCATCCACTTCTGCAACTCAAAGTTTGACCCTGAATTTGCGTGGGAACGGGAGAACCCAGACACGTTATGCTTCCTCCGTCTTCGCAACATGAACAGCCTTTTCAATCTTGAACTGGCGAATGAGGCCATCAGCCCGACACACTGGCAGGCAAGCCGGTACCCTCCGGAGTTCAAGAACAAGATCTCCGTGGTGCATGAGGGTATCGACACACATGTCCTTATCCCCAACGACAATGTGGAGCTAATTCTCAACGAGACTCAAACCCTCCGCAAGGGAGATGAGATCGTCACCTTCGTAAACCGTAATCTGGAACCTTTCCGTGGGTTCCATACATTCATGCGGGCGCTCCCAGACCTTCTCAAACGCCGTCCAAAAGCGCGTTTCCTTCTGGTTGGGGGGGATAAAAACAGCTATGGGTCACCCCCCGACAAAAGAAGGTATGGGGTTTCCAGTTGGAAGGAGGCGATGATCAACGAGGTCCGTCCAAAGATTAACCCTGACGACTGGAATAGGGTTCACTTCATGGGCCATATTCCCTATGACAAGTTCATCTCTCTCCTCCAGATATCCTCCGTTCACGTCTACCTCACATACCCCTATGTGCTTTCGTGGAGCATCATGGAGGCTATGAGCGCCGGATGCGCCGTCGTAGTCAGCAATACCCAGCCCCTGCTTGAGGTCGTGACCCACAACGTCACTGGTCGGATGGTCGACTTCTTTGATCACAAAGCCCTTTCGGAAGAGGTATGCTCGCTTCTTTCAGACAAAGAAGCTAGAATTGAGCTTGGCCGTGCTGCACGGAAGTTCATCCAGTCTACCTATGACCTCAAGGCAATATGCCTCCCGGCACAGGTAGATTGGGTCGAGCGGACGGTGGCTCATGGCGAACGCCTGTTCCTATCCAAACCCGCCTGACCCCTAGGAGACTACCATGCGCAGCAAGACCAGCACTCCATCCGTTGAGACCAGTGAGTCCATTGTGAACCAAGGGACAGTCCCCTACAAGAAGACCGAGGATGTTGCCACTCCTTCGGTGGTCAAAGGTCTCCGTGGCGGCGAGCAAGAAGCCCGTGGCTTCGGTCTTCAAATGCGCCCCACCAAGTTTGTAGTCCGGTAAAAATTCCCGCCGTGGATAACTCACGGCGGGAACCCATTCCTAAAAGGATCACCTGTGTCAGAACTTTACTTTGTTGACAGACTGCTTAAGGTAGTCCGTGAGCGGCGAACAGTTGTTACTGAAGCGATCACAGAAGGCTCGGTTCAGGACTTTGCCGCTTTCCGCCATCTTCGGGGCAAACATGAAGTTTGGTCTGAGGTTGAGCGCGAAATCCGCCTTCTGCTAAAACAGGCAGCTCTCGCCAATGACGAACCTGATCCTACCTGAGTACATGGCTAATGCTGCGGCAACAGCCCCCGTCGAAGTCCCGTCTATCCTGAATGATGCCTACGTAAAGGCAGAGGACCGGGTTCTAGACCCCACAAAAATCCCAGACACTGTTCTTGCCCGTCTCCCCCAGCCCACGGGGTGGCGCATCCTGATCCTTCCCTACCGGGGAAAAAGCAAGATTGGCAGTGTCTACGTCCCTGATGAGTACGTGGCAGCGCAGAGCCTCGCCACGGTTGTCGCCTATGTCCTTGTCGTAGGACCCGATGCCTACTCCGACAAGGCCAAGTACCCCAATGGTCCGTGGTGCAAGAAGGGTGACTGGGTCACCATCGGGCGCTATGCCGGGGCACGTTTCCGCATTGATGGCGGCGAAGTCCGCATCATCAACGAGGACGAAGTCATCGCAACCATCGCGGATCCCGACGACATTAAGCACGTCTGATACCGCGCACCAAGGAGAAAACCATGGCTGAAGAACTTGAAGGTTCTGTCGAAGTAGAATTCGACATTTCCGAAGAAAAAGACAAACCATCGGCCCAAGTTGCTAATAAAAAAGAGGAAACATCCTCTAAAAGCGACGTGGAAGAGCAGTCAGAGAGCGTCAAGCGGCGCATTGACAAGTTGACCTACCGCCTCCGCGAAGCTGAACGCCGTGAGCAGGCAGCTATCGACTATGCCAAGGGCATCAAAAATGAAATGGACAGCCACCGCAGCCGTGCGGATGTCCTTGATAAGACCCTCGTTCAGGAGTTTGATAACCGCCTTAAGATCCAAGAGACCTTGGCAAAGGACAAGCTCAAGAACTCCATCGACATGAATGACGTCGATGGGCAGATCGAAGCCCAGCGCATGATGGCCAGTCTTGCTGTGGAAAACGAGCGCCTCCGGGTGCAAAAGGTCCGCCGACAGCAGGAAGATGCGCAGCCGAAGACCGAAGTCCCTGACTTCACGCCGCCTCAGCCAGAAGCCCGCCCTGATCCAAGGGCTCAAGACTGGGCTGATAAGAACCCGTGGTTTGGCAACGATGAAGCCATGACTACGGTGGCCTTCCACATCCATAAAAAACTTGTTGAATCAGAGGGTTACGACCCGACAAGCAGCGATTACTACGGGGAGATTGATCGGCGCATGCGCTCCGAGTTCCCCCATAAGTTTCAAGGGTCTAGGTCCTCCTCCCCGGTTGCCTCTGCCCGTCCCGGAGCCCGCCCGGATAGCCGTAGGCAAGTAAAACTCACCCCAACTCAAGTCTCTATTGCCAAGAGGCTTGGAGTTAGTTTAGAAGAGTATGCAAGGCATGCTCAGAAGATCACAGGCTAAGGAACCAGCTATGGACCGTACCCCTCGTTCTGAGACTACCCGCGCTAAGTCTGCTCGTGTACAGACTTGGAAGCCCCCGTCCTCCTTGGACGCACCGCCCCCTCCTGAGGGGTACACGCACCGTTGGATTCGCGTAGAGACCAATGGGTTTGATGACCGGAAGAACTTTTCCGCCCGCCTTCGCGAAGGCTTTGAACTTGTTCGCGCCGAGGAACACCCGGACTTCGTGGCCCCGACTATCCAAGATGGCGTCCATGCTGGCGTCATTGCAGTGGGGGGCTTGATGCTAGCCCGTTTTCCTTTAGAGATGGCTTCCCAGAGGAACGCATATTACCGCCGACAGACCGCTGATCAGTTGGCTGCGGTAGACAACGACCTCCTCCGTGAAAGTAATCCATCTATGCCTATCATCAAACCTGAACGTCAAACCCGGGTTACATTCGGCGGCAATCGTCCCGTTGAGTAGCCCCCTTCATTAAGGATCTGAGCAATGGCAAATATCAATGCCTCGTTCGGGCTTCGCCCGTATCGTATGCTTGGAAGCGGCGCGAACACCAATGGTGACATTGTGTTCAACATTCAGACTGCGGCAACTGCCGGTTCTTCCAACGTGATCTATCAGGGTTCCCCTGTGATTCCGTTGTCGAACGGCATGATTGATATCGTCGGCGCTGCTGCCGGTGGTACGGTCCCCCTTCTGGGCGCGTTTCTTGGCTGTAACTATATCGACTTGTTTGGCAAGCCCCGTTGGGCTCCCTACTGGCCCGGTACCTCTTCCGTGTACGCGAACACTGTCGCTACCGGTATCGTCTCTGCCAACCCCGATCAGGTCTTCCTGATCAACTGCGATGCGGCGGCTGCGGACACCCTTGTCCACAACAATGCCAACTTTGCTACCGCTACCAGCGGCAGCACCACTTCGGGCTTGTCTTCCGCCAAGCTCGCCGTCTCGACGGCTGCGACCACCAACACGCTGAACCTTCGCATTCTTGGCTTCGAGGACACTCCTGCCAATGGCGATTCAACGCTTGCCGGTCGTCTGGCTATCGTCCTCCTCAACAACCACTTCTACCGTTACAATGCTAACGGTACTGGTGCGGGCATCTAAGGGAGTTTGAACAATGGCAATCACTCGTTCACAACTCCTGAAGGAACTGGAGCCGGGTCTTAACGCCCTCTTCGGTATGGAGTATGACCGGTACGACAACGAGCATACCGAGATCTTCGACACCGAGTCTTCGGACCGTGCGTTTGAGGAAGAGGTCATGCTGTCTGGCTTCGGTCAGGCCCCTGTGAAGGGCGAAGGCGCGGCAATCACGTACGATACGGCGGGTGAAGCTTTCACTGCCCGCTATACGCACGAGACCATCGCTCTCGCGTTTGCGATCACTGAGGAAGCCGTCGAGGACAACCTCTACGACAAACTCAGCTCTCGCTATACCCGCGCTCTGGCGCGTTCGATGTCCAACACCAAACAGGTGAAGGGTGCTTCCGTACTCAACAACGCCTTCTCGTCCAGCTTTCTGGGCGGCGACGGTGTCTGCCTTCTGAGTACTGCGCACACCACCAGTGGTGGCGGTAACTGGGCGAACACGCTGGCGACTGCGGCTGATCTCAACGAAACCTCGTTGGAGCAGTCTTTGATCGACATCGCGGCGTTCATCGACGAGCGTGGTCTGAAGATTGCCCTTCGTGGCATGAAGCTGATCATCCCTCCGGCTCTCCAGTTTACTGCGGAGCGTATCCTGAAGTCTGCCCAGCGGGTCTCCACCTCCGACAACGATATCAATGCTATCAAGTCGGGTGGCTATCTGCCGGAAGGCTTCACGGTCAACCACTTCTTGACCGATCCGGATGCGTTCTTCATCAAGACTGACGCCCCCAACGGCATGAAGCACTTCGTTC